AGGGGAAGCTTGTTGTAGCCCTCGTGGCCCGGCTGGGTCCAGTAGGCCCAAATCCGCCGGGTGTCTTCCGGGTTGGTGAGCCAGCCCGGCCCACGACCGAAGGTGTCCACCTCACCCGCCGCCTTGAGCACGTCGGGCGCTTCCTCACCGAGCTGCTTGTAGGCACCGCGAAGCTGTCGAGCGGCACTCGCCTTCGCCTCCGGCGGGGCGTCGACCTGATTGAACCTGGCCGCAGCGGCGTGCACCCCAGCCCGACTCAACGCACCACCGGGCTCCTTGATCGGCAGCTTGTGGCACGACTTCTCGTCTCCGGTGCAGACGTGCAGCACAGTGGCTTTCTTCCACTGCTCCGGGGTGTACCGCGAAGCGGAGCCGTCCCAGGCACCCTCGGAGATCATCTCCACCACACCACCCGTGGTGCCCAGGCTGTAGCCGTCACTGATGTCCTTGGCCTCCTTGGCGGCCAGGCAGTCCTCGTAGTCGTCGGCCTCCGGGTCGCATTCAACCTCCTCGACCGGTGGCATCGGTGGAGCCTGGTCCGCCCAGGTGCCCAGTGCCACGTAGGCCTCGGCGAAGGCCGGGATCGGCACCAGCGAAGCCGAGGCGATCCGGGCCGAGGTGAAAGTCACCTTGCCGGTGTCCTCGTCGAAGGTGAACTCGGAGTCGTCGGCGTCCACACTCACTCCGAACTTTCCGAACTCGGCGATCAGTCCGACCACCTCATCGGTCTCCGGGGTGTCGACGAACACGCCTTCGCCGCGCATCATCCCGTCGACTCGTTCGATGGAGTCGATCCGACCCACCACCACCGAGCCGTCATGGCCGTCGCTGGAGGCTTTCTGCCAGGTCAGCGGCAGCGGCAGGTCGCGGTTGCGCAGCGAGTCGACGGCGAACATCCGCCCGTCGCCGGACCACTGGCCTTCCGGGGCGAGCACGCCGTGCCAGGGGAGCGCGGTTTCGAGCATGGTCTTCTCCTTTGCGGCGGCAGTCACTGCCGAGACATCCAACTGGATAGGCTGCGCGATGCACCGGCAGTTGATCGTGTTGTCGAGTCGTCCCCGAGGATCGCCCGGGTAACGCAGATTCTCGCCCCCGACGAAGAAGTAGCTGCCGGGTGGTCGGCGCTGACCTTCCGCATCGGCGTGGGCGTGCCGAACCTGCGAGTCGTGCATCGTGGTCCAGCGCACCACGTACGGCTCGGGGGCGTCGTAGGCGGCCTGCACGGTGGCGGCGTTGATCGCGGCCACCGCCAGCCAGGTGGCCACCGTGGTCGGATCGGAGTCCGGCTCGGTGTGACTGAGCATCTTCCGCATCGAGTAGATGAAGGCGGCAGTCCTGGCCTTCCGCAACCCGCCTGAGTTGAGATAGGTCTGGGTGTAAATCTGGGTGACCGCCTCGGCCAGCTCGGGTGCGGCGTCCAGCCCTTCCGCGATGAAGGCGGCGACATAGGGCCGCAGCTCGGTGATCGCCTCCTCCTGGCTGACCCGGCGGCGGGCGGCGAACTCGTCGGTCATGCCGAAACCTGATCGGCCAGCCGGAGCCAGTTCACCATCCGGTCCCGGTTGTGCGGCGACTGCTCCTTGAGCAGCGACGCACAGTACGAGCTGAGCACCGGCACCACGATCAGGGGGTCGGCGATCCCGTCCAGGACTTGGGGGGCGCACGACCAGGCGTCATCGAGTAAACGTTCGGCGGTGCCGTTGGCTTTCACGTACAGGTGGGTTTCGTAGGCGGGCACCCCGGGCGGCTTGGTGACGGACTGTCGCAACCGGTTGCCTGCCCGCTCCAGGGCTCGAAACACCAGGGCGTCGGCTGCCGCAACGAGTGCCGACTCGCCTGGTGTCCGGGGACGAGTGGGGTGCTCGTCCAACGTTGGGTCGGGCCGTGTTTCACGTGAAACATCTCCGGTGATCGGACCCAGCTCGACGCCTAGCACGCCCAACGCAGCCTGAACCTGTTCCGGTGTAGCCGAACCCGACGCGACCTTGATCAGCAGCCAGGTCTTGAACTGGTCGCTGGTGGGGGTGTCGTCGTCGTCGAAGCCGTTCTCCCGGCGCAGCGCGTCGGCGGAGATCAAACCCCGGTCGTACAGCTCGAAGGCCTCTTTGGACCGGTCGGGACGCAGCCGCAGCGCGGTCGAGTCGTAGCCGACGATCGCTGTAGGGTCCTCGGTCAGCGGGCGCAGGTAGCCGACCGTGAGGGCGTTGACGATGACATCGAGCATCGGCTCGATGTGCAGCTTGATGGTTGACTCTTCAACCTGCCAGGCACCCCAGTGGGAGATGGTGCTGCCGGTCGCCCCGGTCGTGTTGCCGGACATTCCCAGCACCTGCTCCGGCGGCAGGTCCATGCCCAGGGCGAACCTGCGGATGGCCTCGTTTCGCAAGCCCATGCTGGCCGCGTCAAGCTCGGTCCAGAAGGTCAGCAGGCGCGGCTTGTCGATGGTGTCGTCCGGGGCGGTGACCACGATCGGCACCACGGCACTCGGAGAGGACGGGTCTTCGATCGGGGCCATCATCGCGTCGGCCAGGGTCAGCATGAAGGCGTCGGCATCGTTGGCCGGTTGTGCAGACTCCGCGCCGTCGATCCCGACCTGCTCCGGCGGCGGTGGGAAGCTCATCCCCTGCGGCATGATCAAAATGCCGGACCCGGCCAGCCGGGAGGTGATCTGCGCGAAGACGTGCCGGGTCAACCACTCAATCTCACTGAGGATCGGCAGCAGCGCCTTGAACGGGGAGTCGGCCTCGACCCGGTGTGCCGGGGAGGGCAGCCAGATTCTGATCACCACGTCGGACTCGGTGAGCATCACGGGCGGAATGCCGGAGCCGTAGTTGATCTGCCAGGAGGAGCCGGTGACCTGCATCTCCAGACAGGAGACGATCTCCCAGGTGTCGATCCCTTCGACCGAGCGTCCGACCAGGTACGCCTCGCCAGCGATGGTCAGATGGGTGCCCAGTGAGTCGAGCATCTGGGTCTGGCCGTCTTTGCCGTTGAACAACGCGGCCAGCGCATCGGCAGCCGGGCCGTTGTCCAGCGCCCGCACCACCCCCTGCACCACCTCACCCGCGAACAGTGAGGCGCGGGACACCGAGTGGCCGAAAAACTTGGCCGCGAACCGGGCCTCGCCGCAGATTCCGTAGTGCCGGTAGCACTCACTCTGCCAGTTCTGCGTCGGCTGGTAGATCCGTGCTGCCTTGCCTGCGTACCGAGTGGCCGAGGCCACCATTGCCGAAGTGGGGATCACGACCGCCTCTGGTTCAGCCTTGCGTCGTGGCATCGGTGTCTTTCCGCTCCGTGGTGGGCTTCACACCGGAGTTTCGCACACCGACACCCCCGCGACCAGGAGAGTCAGTCCGTGCCGTCGCTTGGCTGGTCGTAACTTACGAGGATCGCGGCCAAATAGGACAGCGCCCACCAGCCGTTGATCAGCCACCAGGACCAGTGCAGATCACTCAGCCAGGCCCAGCCGACCATGCCCAGGCTCAGGTACGGAGCGATGCAGAAGGCGCACTCACCGAGCTTCTTCCAGGGGCTGTCACCGACTGCGGTGAAGAACTTGAGCCGGAGCCACTCAACCGGCGGGAATGAGTCCCACACCAGCAGCCGGGCCGTCCGGGCAACGGACACCACGGCGACAAATGCGGCGGCGAGCCAGACGTACCAGGCATGGCTCATCCGACAGCTCTCAAATGGCGCTGTCCGCGCATCAGCTTGTTCGGGCTGGCGATGGAGGCAGGTTCCAGCCGTTTCATCAGGTCGGTGCCGCCGTGCACCAGGGCATCCACCCGGTTCGGCGACGCCCCCTGACCGGGCACCCAGCTTGTCATCTCGTCTTCCAACTCGGCCAGCTCGCCGGGCTTGCCGACGTGACTGACCATGTGTCGTTCGTAGCGGGCCACGATCGGCTCGGCCCGCAGCTCCTTGCCGCGCCGGGAGTCGACCAGGATCACCCGGGCACCGCCGTAACCGGAGGTCTCCAGGGTGTGCTTCACCATGTCGCCGCCGTAGTTCTTCTCGGCCACGATGGCGTCGCAGGAGAAGTCCTCGTAGGCCCTGTTCGCCTTCTCCGCCCAGCCGCGCGGGCTGTACCTGCCGGACAGGTCGCCT